CAAGGATGTACGCAAGATCAAGCAAGCACTGGATGGTGCCATGGAAGCGTATGATGGTGACTTAACTGTCGCTGACTTAGAGGCTGTGTTCAACCGCATGAATGCTAGTATGACTACAGCTACACGCGGTGCCTATGAGGATCTGTTCAAGCGTATCGCAATCACTGAGCCTATCAAAGAAGAGATAGCACAGGACACACTGTCACAGTTATTCCAGCAGCATGTTGGTGATCGTGTAGCTAACTTGGGCTTTGACTTTGTTAATGGTACAGAGGATAGCCTTGAACCTTTGCGACTACTACTAGAGGAATACAAGAATGATTTTACTCCTAATCTGCGCGTTGACTGGGATGACAATAGCCTTGACACAATCCTTGATGCAACGCTTCTGGAATCACGATGGGGATTTAACATCTCTTCACTGGCTCGTAGGGTGGAAGGCGTTAGTGGTGGTCATCTTGTGTTGGTTGGCGCTCGTCCCAATACTGGTAAAACTTCTTTCCATGCCAGTCTTATAGCTGCATCAGAAGGGTTTGCCCATCAGGGTGCTAAGTGCATTGTGTTGTGTAACGAAGAGGCATACACCCGTGTGGCTGCACGGTACATTAGTGCTTCAGCTAACATGACGATGAAAGAAGTACGTGAGAACAAAGCACTAGCACACAAACGCTATGAGCCTATCCGTAAGAATGTCTTGTTCAAGGACAGTACAGGTAAGGGTATGGCATGGGTTGAGTCTGTTGTTAAACAGGAGAAGCCTGACATTGTAGTGCTTGACATGGGTGATAAGTTCGCAGATATAAGTAGTGAACGCAGTGACATCACACTCAAGACAGCTGCTATTCATGCACGTAATATTGCTAAGCAGTATGACTGTTGTGTGATCTGGATGTCACAGCTATCTGCTGAAGCAGAAGGTAAGGCTGACCTTAACCAGTCAATGATGGAGGGATCTAAGACAGGTAAGGCTGCAGAGGCAGACCTAATGGTCTTGATCGGTAAGACGCAACAGGCAGAGGGTGAGGATGAAGATCCAGTACGCTACCTCAACCTAGCCAAGAATAAGCTGAATGGGTATCAGGGTAAGATCACCTGTGTCTTGGACGGATCACGCTCTATCTACTCAGCTTGAGGTGAGACATGAGATTAGTATTAGACGTTGAGAATAGTACCACAGTACGCAACGGCAAGAAACATATGGACCCTTTTGAGATTAGTAACCATCTAGTCCAAGTTGGTATGGTTAATGCTGACAACCATGATGAGTTACACATAGTCAACATAGACCATGATGAAGCTAAGGATAAGTCAGGCGCTGGGCGTAAGCTAGTGCAGGACATTCTCGACATAACAACACTGCTCATCATGCACAACGCACAGCATGACTTGATGTGGCTGTGGGAGTCAGGCTTCAAGTATGATGGCCTTATCTATGACACCATGTTGGCAGAGTATGTGTTGGATCGGGGTCAGCGTACTGCGTTGAGCTTGGGTGCTTGTGCTGAACGTAGGAACCTAGAGGTACAGAAAGATGACACGCTCAAGAGATACTTCAAAGAGGGCTACAATACTAATGAGATTCCTCTTGATGAGCTTAGCTTTTATCTTAGGTGCGACATCCTCTCAACTAGCTGGTTGTTCCACAGCATCGAAGCAGACTATGCCAAGCCCGAATCAGAATCCCTTGCAGTTATCAGGGACACAACCTTTGCTACCTGCAAAACCCTTACCCGAATGTATATGTCAGGAATCAAAGTTGATCTTCAAGAGTTGGAGCGAGTAAGAGAACTGTTTGAGAGTGAGAGGGCTGAGCTTGAGGATCGACTACAGAAGAAGGTGCGTCAGATTATGGGAGACACACCCGTCAGTCTCACCAGTAATGAGCAGATGTCTCAGGTAATATTCTCACGCCGCATGGTTAACAAGAAAGAGTGGGTTGATCTGTTCGAGTTCACATCTACTGTTGATGAGTATAAGGATGCAGTCAGAGCAAATTCTAAGCCTGTCTATCGTACCAAAGCTTTTACTTGCCCTACCTGTGAGGGACAGGGTAAGACATACAAGACAAAGAAAGATGGTACACGTTTCGCTAAACCTAACAAGTGTAAGGACTGTGACACACGTGGGTTCCAGCTAACAGAGACACAGCAGATTGCTGGCCTACGGTTTAGTGCGCCTAATAAGAGTTGGGTAAGTGCCAACGGTTTTAGCACCAGCAAGGAGAACCTTGAGGTGTTAGCTGCTACTGCAAGAAACAATAACATGAGTGAGGCGGAGGACTTTCTCAACGATCTTAAACGTCTGTCTGCTATCAGTAGCTACCTAAGTTCCTTTGTTGAGGGCATAGCTAACTTCACTAAGCATGATGGGTTCCTGCACGTAGCTCTTACCCAGCATATCACAGCGACAGGACGATTCAGTGGACGTAACCCTAACATGCAGAACATGCCACGGGGTGGTACGTTTCCTGTTAAGCGTGTGTTTGTGTCACGCTGGGAGGGTGGTAAGATCATGGAGGCTGACTTTGCCCAGCTTGAGTTTAGAACGGCAGCGTTCCTAGCCCAAGATGAGAAAGCTATGGAAGAGATTGCTACAGGCTTTGACGTACACTCTTACACAGCACAGGTTATCACAGATGCAGGACAGAAGACATCTCGCCAGGATGCTAAGGCCCATACGTTCGCACCTCTCTTTGGGGCTACAGGTTATGGTAGATCCAAGGCGGAGGCTGCATACTACAAACACTTTGTTGAGAAGTACGAGGGCATAGCTGCGTGGCACAAGAAGCTAGGTGATGAGGCAATGCGCTTTATGAAGATAACTAATGTGTCAGGCAGGCAGTATGCTTTCCCTGATGTAAGACGCAGGGACAATGGTATGCCAAGCCACTTTACCATGATAAAGAACTATCCGGTGCAAGGCTTTGCTACTGGTGATGTTGTACCTGTAGTACTTAACAGACTTCACGAATTGTTACAGCCTTTACATTCTTGCGTTGTTAACTCAGTGCATGACAGTATGGTTGTTGATGTACACCCTGATGAAGAACGCGAAGTACTTGCTATCATTGACCAACTAAACACAGGTATCAATGATCTTGTCGAACAGACATACAACGTAACGATGAATGTACCTCTACTACTAGAAGCAAAAATCGGCCCCAACTGGCTTGACACAGTGGACGTATGAGGTATAACTAGGTACTCTTTGACTCTATGAAAAGGATATAGAAATGAGCAATGAACTACAAATCGCTAATGACCGTGGACAATCTATGGCTGAGCTTATGGGTGTGTCGATGTCAGGTGGCGAAGCTACACCAAGTATCGCACGAGTAGGTATGCTACACTCACCTATCATGGGTGAGCTTGAAGTAGGTGGTAAGACTATCAAGACAGAGATAGTACCTATTGGTGCTTTCATCCTCACACGAGGTGATGATAAGATCTACAGCAACGGGGTAACAGTACGCATCTTTGCCCAGCGTCAACAGTGGCAGCGGTGGAATAGTGAAACAGAAGAGATGGAGAAGTCTGTCTTAGCTAACTCACTCAACGGTGACATGAAGGATAGCATTGGTGGCTTCAACCTTGGGCGTCCCTCTGGTTGGATTGATGACTTCAACGCATTGCCTGAAGCAACCAAACAGATCATCCGTAGTGTTAAGCGTGTGAATGTTTACTACGGTACACTGTCTCTAGACAACCCTATGAATGCTAAGGGTGAAGCACTTGATAGCGCTGACTACCAAGACGTACCCTTTGTCATGGATGTTAAGAACCGTGAGTCACTGAAGAGCATCAATGGTGTGATGAGTGTTCTCAAGCGTAAGAACATGTTGCCTATCATGTCTACGATTAAGTTTGAAGGCGTAGAAGATAGCATCCCTACAGGTGCTAAGTTTGGTAAGATCAAAGCATCCTCTGGCGAGAAGGTTGAGCTAGGTGAGGGTGACAACGAGATGTTAAAAGACTTCATCGAACTTGTTGAGTACAGCAACGGTAAGATCTTAGATCTACACCATGAGCGTATGAACAAGGACATGTCATCTGATGATGAGGCTATGGTTGATGACATTCTCAACAACGACTTCATCGAGGTGAGCTAATGAATCATCCAGCAGAATTAGCAATCTACAGTTTCCTGCAGAAAGCTCTAGCTGGTGAGGCAAGCATGACAGAGGCGGTGACCAAACAGGTTGCCGCTGATGTCGAGGCTGCGTTGAACAAACAGTTTAACTCCCCTCCACGTGGAGACTTCCGCCTACGTATGTCAAACATTGGCAAGGCACCCTGTCAGTTGTGGTTTGAGAAGAATGATCCAGAAGATCGTAGACCTTTTCCTCCACACTTCCTGATGAACATGATCCTTGGCGACATCGTTGAGGCTGTGTTTAAGGGACTGCTACGTGCAGTAGGTCAGGAGTTCAAGGACAATGATGTTGTCACACTCAAGCTACCCAACGGTCAGGAGATCAAGGGTGAGTACGACATGGAGATGAATGGTAAGATTGATGATGTTAAGTCTGCCTCTCCTTGGTCATACAAGAATAAGTTTGATAGCTTCGATGCACTCAACAAGGACGATAGCTTTGGCTACGTGGCACAGCTTGTGGGCTACGCAGAGGCCGCTGGAAAGGGTGTAGGTGGTTGGTGGGTAGTCAACAAAGGAAACGGTGAGTTCAAGTATGTAGACGCCTCTGAGGTGGACAAGGAGGAAGTCATCAAAGGCATCCAAGCCACAGTAGACTACATTGAGAATGATGAACCGTTCAAGCGTTGCTATGAGCCAGTGCCTGAGACATACTTCAAGAAGCCTAGTGGTAACTTAGTACTCAACTCTAAGTGTCATTGGTGTGACTTCAAGCACAAGTGTTGGGATCTGAAAGAGCTACCCTCTCGTGTGTACAAGGGTAAGAAAGACGCCCCACTTGTAGAGTATGTACTTGTGGGAGACGGACGTGCCACGTAAGCACAACAAAAGAACGTATCGCAGTGGCCTTGAAGTTGAGGCTGCTGCGTACCTCAAGGATAGGCAGAAGATTGTAGCCTATGAAAAGCTAAAGATAGAGTGGGAGGATCTAAAGTATCGCACATACACGCCAGACTTTGAGCTAGATAATGGTATCATAGTTGAGATGAAGGGCTTATTTTCTGCTGGGGACAGGCGTAAACATATAGAGATACAGCGACAGCACCCTACACTTGATATTCGTTTTGTGTTTTACAACGCTAATTCAAAGCTTTACAAGGGGGCTAAGAGTAGGTACTGCGATTGGTGTGAACAGAAAGGTTTTATGTGGGCGCACCGCATCATACCGGAAGAGTGGCTCAAAGAAAAAGGTAAGCGTATGAAAGAGCAACGTGTAAAAGTTAAGAGGAGAGAGTGATGCCTTATGAGATTAAACCTGGTGACATCGCTATCATACTACACCCTGTTGTAGAAGAGGGTGAGTGGACAGGTGCTATCAAGTCTGGCTTAGTCTTTGGTGCAGCTGGATCAGAGGATGGCATGAGGGCAGCGTTAGATGAGGCTGTTACTATGGCTTCTGCCCAGCGCTTCTTAGAGATATACCCTGATGCATGGGAAGACTTCTCTGACCTTAGGCATGAAATCCTACAAGAGATGTTCCCTGAGCAATACGCTCAAGCAGAGGCAGAAGAAGAAGAGGAAAGAGGTTACGCTGTAGATGATAATGTTGTAACCCTTAACCGCTGGACAAAGACAGAGGGAAGTGCATGAAAAAGTTCAGTGTTACTTTTGTAGCGTGTGTAGAAGATAACAATAACATATTATCATCATACGAAGATAGCCACGAACAAGATATACATGACTTAATAACTGATGTGATGTATGACGTGGATGATGTAGAGATAGAGAACTTAAACGTGAAGGAGAGACCATGATTACGCAAGAAGACATAGATGCTTTTGCTGCTATGACAGATGTTAACACACAAGAGTACTCATACTTTGTTGAGAGTATGATAGTAACAGAAGGAGAGACACGCCTGATTGAGAACGTGCTAGGATTAGTAGGTGAAGCAGGTGAGGTGGCTGAGAAGATAAAGAAGCTACTGCGTGACAATACCAAGGTCTCACCTGAGGAAATTGTTTTAGAGTTAGGTGACATTACGTTTTATGTTACAAGCATAGCCAACTACTTCCACAGCGATCTCACAGAGGTGATACAAGCTAACATGGACAAACTAAACAGCCGTGCAAGACGTGGCGTTATCAAAGGATCAGGTGACAACCGATGAGCAATCAACTACCAACAGACTATCAAGCATTCATTCACAAGTCACGCTACGCCAAGTACTTTGACGGCGAAGGCCGTGAGTCATGGGGTAAGACAGTAAGCCGCTACATGGATAACGTAGTGCGCCGTGTGACAGGTGATAACTCTTACATCAACGACATTGAGCAGGCTATCCTAGGTCAAGAGATCAT